ATAACGGTTATCGACGTTGCCAACTTCGCCGGTCGAAGCCGTCGAGGTCGCCTTCGGCACCCAATACTGAGCAGCCGAGGTGCGGGTATCAACAGTGATCGAACCGCCACCGGCAGCAGCCGCAATACGACGGCCCACGTCCAGCTTGTAGGTGTCGAAGCTTGCCACCATGCCGACCTGAGCGCGCTCGTAAGCGGTCAGGGTCTTGCCAGCGACAAGATTCTGACGGCCAGCGAGGTTGCCAGCCATGCCGTTGTAATCGCGGGTGTTCAGCGCCAGATAACGCTGATCCTGCTGCACACCCTGCTCGTTCATGATGGTGTCGCACAGGGCAACGTCATCATAGGAACCAGCGGCGGTCGTGCGGGTCACGACGAGCGTGGCCTGCTGCGTAGCAACGTCAAGGACGGCGCTGTTGATGGCGCTAGCCAGCTTGAAAGCAGAGCTTTCAGCCAGGCGGCCTTCCTGCAACGCATCACGCATTTCTTCAGCGTCCAGTTCGAACGTGTCGTTCTTACGGAAGCCTAGGCGCGACGGCACAGCCAACTGCACGCGGTTGCGGGCAACCACCGGAGTGCCGACAACACGATCTTGCAGCAGGCCGATATACGGCTGCGGACGCCAGATGGTGTCGTTGGTGCGTTCCATCAACTGGCCATTGGTGCCGTAGGTGTTGACGTTGCGCGACATGATGAGGCCATCGGTGAAGCCTTCGAGCATCTGCTCGAATGCAACCCGCTCCTCCTTGGAAAAGCTATTAACCATTCTTCATTCCTTCGTTGGGTTATGCTGCGCGCTTTTGCCGACGGTAGGCAATCACCTTACTGTAATCGCCCGTCTTTTCGGCATCAGCCCGCAGCCGATCAAGTGCTGCATCAGCCCCTGCAACGCCAACTGGCGCAGTGCCGGTCATTGGCTTCTCAGGGGCAACGGTTGATTTGCGCTTCGTCACCTTCAATTCGCTTTCTAGTTTAGCCGCCTTAAAGGTGAATTGCGCGAGGCTTTCAATCTTGGCCAGTTCCTTGGCCCGTTCCGGGTATTTGCCCAACGCATAAACCAGCATCGCGGGATCGTCTGCACCATCCACTAGGATTGCCCAACGCATGTCGCCAAACAATTCACGGACGTTTTGTTCCGCATCGTCTACGTCATCAGCCGGCAATGCCTGCTTGCGCTCAGTGTAGGTTGAAAGCCGCGACTGCCAGGCTTGCTCCGCTTGTTCCTGCTGCTTGCGTGCAGAGGCTTCCGCGTCATCGGCGTTGCGTTTAGCGTCCTTCCAGCCGTCCAACTGGCGCTCAAACTCGTCTGCGTCATAATCGCAACTTTCAAGCGTTGGCTTAGGCGGCAATGCGGTTTGCACCGGCTGCTGCCGTTCCTTGGCTTCCAGTTCCTTTAGGCGCTTCGTGAGTTCCCGGTTATGCTTGCGCAAATCTCGCACCCATGCAGGCGCGGCGGTTTCTTCCGGTTGAGGCGGCGCTTCCTCACCAATCGAAACGATCAACTCACCGTCATCATCACCAAACTCCGGGGCTTCTGCGTCTGTGCTGGCGGCTTGATTCTCACCAGCATCGGACGTTTCGTTCACCACAGAATCGGCGGCATCGGCTTCCTGTTGGTACGTTTCATTCTCTGCCACGTTCATCGTTATCACACTCCCTCACAGATTTAAAGCCCCTGCGGTGGGCCTCCAGCGGCAAGAGCGCCGCCGATTGCTTGAGCGGCCTTGACCGCCGTATCCAGTTGCTTGCCCTCAACCGTGGCCAGCGTCTCAATCGTCTGTGCGCGGGTTTTCTCAGTGTTGGCTTCGGCCAGGGCTGTATCAGCCACGGCCTTCTGTGCCTTGGCTTGTGCCTCCATCGCCATAGCGTTTGCAAGCACCGCATTAGGGTCTTGCTGCTGGCCTTGCTCTGCCGCAGCGGCTTCCATCTGTGCGCGTTCTTCGTCGTTCGGCTCAACTGCACCCATGCCGACCAACTGGCGGCGGTAGAACTGGCGAAGATCGCCCAGCCCCTCGCCGTCCATGTTCATCATGGCAGTGGCCAGCAGCACCTTCTGATCTTGCGGGTCAGCAGCCATCTGCAACAGGCCGGTGATTGCCCGGACGGTAGCGTCACGGCGCGATGTGAACGCTGGGCCAACGTCAACGGCCACATCCAGCTTGGCGCGGCTTAGATCGTTCCTAAACCGCTGTTCGCCCGTGTTCTCGTCAATGATCGGCTGCATCAGCTTGACTTGCCCAACGCTGCCGTCCTCATTCAACGACTTCATCGCCCGGTCATCATCAACGTAAATGTCCTGGGCCATCGCCAGCCATATCTCGCCGGCACGGCGCATGGCCTTTGCGAAGTTGGACAGGTAGATGAACGCGCTCTGGTCGATCCGGTTCTGGATCATCTCAACGGCCTTGCCGCTGATGTTCGACACCATCTTATCTTGCGCCGGGTTGAAGCCCAGCACCTCGGCCATGTCCTGCTCAGTCAACTGTAGCAGCGCAGCCATTGCAGGCGGCACGGCAGGCGGCTGCGTATAGGCCAGCGGGCCAGCGGGCTGCACTTGGCCATTGGCATCGGTGATTGGGTTGACGAGGAGGTAGGGATAATTCTTTACGTTGTCCTCGGCCCACATAAGCTGGTGGCCAGCAACCTGTTCGGGCAGTAGGATCGGCTTCTGCACCGCCGACAGTGCCGCCGTCTCAGCTAGGCGACTGATCTGCATATTCTTGAGGCGCTGCGGGTCTTTCGCCAATCGCACCACGCCCATGCAGCGTTCCACGTTGTCGATGAACCAACGCTTGCCATAGACCGGCACGACCGGAATGTGCTTGCCAGCAATGTAACCGGCATCCTCCAGCACCCGGCCACCGGACATGATGTATTTGCGTACCTTGCGGCTGCGCTTTGTCCACTCTTTAATGACATTACCGCCTAGCAACTGGGCCATGCGAATCTCATCGTATTCGCGGCCTTCCTCGCCGTCCTCGGCCTCGGCCACGTCCTCGGCTTCGAAGTCCATCGTCTTACCGTCTGGCATCTCGTAGCGCATCATTGGCGTGCGCTCGTCCTCCACGCGGTAATATTCCGCCACGTAAACCACATCCGGCGTGGCCCAATCAAACTCAATCGTGTCGTTGTTCTTGGGCCAGCTTGCCGGATCATCGCCCCACTTGGCCATATATCCGTTGCGCGTTACGCTATACAGCACCCAGCACTGCGTGGCGTCGGATTTGTCCATGCGCTTGGCGTCGAGGTCGAAGTAGACGGACGTGTCAGCGTCGGCAATCATCTCGAAGCGGATGCGCTGGTTCTCGTTTTCATCGTCATACTCATCTTCGTATTGTGTGCGCAGGCGGAATGCGCCGAAGCCACCGCTGGCGGCTTCCTCGAAGGCGTTATCGCAGGCTTCGTCGCCATTGCTGTCTGCGTAATCAGCCCGGAACAGGCCGTCGCATGTATCGGCAGTCTCGTCGGCAGCCGCGCCGTCCTTCGGCACAAAGTCAACCATCACGCGGTTGTTGCGGTATTCACCGACAACGCGGTTAAGCGCCATCGCAATCTTATTGATCTCCATGCGCGGGCGATTGGCGAAGGCGTCTTCGTATTGCCCTTCCCACATTGCGCCTGGAATGCTGGCAAAGCGCCGATCAGTGATGCACTGCTTGCGCTCATCTTGAAGCGCCGCCTGCGCACGATTGAACTCGGACAACGCTTCAGCGTGGATGGTCGCCAGTCGTTCGGCTTTTGATACTCGCGCCATATGCCCTCTTTACCGTTCACAACGTGCGGCGGTCAGTTGTATCACCGCGCGAACGGGCTGGCAACTGGTAGCGGCATAGCATCAAACGGCTTGCGCATCGGAGCGCGGCGCACGGCCTCGCAGGCGTAACGCAGCGCGTCGATCACGTGGTTGTTCTTATCATCCAGCACCGGCAGGATTCGCCCGGTCAGCGGATCGACCTTGTAGCTGTAGCTGGTCAACTCGTCGATGGTATGCTGGCAGCGCGGATGCACCACGATATCGTAACTCTTTAGCCACTCGATGCCTTCGGTGACGCTGTTCTGCCCTTTCACCGCTGACATGATGCGCGGGAAGCCGTGGTTGCGCAGATGGCTGATCGTCTCTGGCCGGGCGCTGTCTGCCACGATTGGCCACTTCTCGGCCTCTGGGATGGTTAGGAATAGTTCCGGCGTGTTGACAATCTCGCAGCCGATCATGAACGCCTCATGGTCAACGTAGACGGTGCGCCCGATGATATGGCAACGCACGAGGACGGTGGGATCAACGGCGAAGCCAAAGTCAGCCCCGAAGCGATGCACCGCATCAGCCGGCGCTTCGAAGTCCTCCACGCGCCAGTTACGGAACACGCGGGCTTCGCTGTTGGCCACGTAACCGCCAAGCCAGATGTGCGTATACTTATCCGGGTCGCGCCGCTGATCGTATTCTAACTCGGCGCGGAGAACGTCGGGGAACCAGGGGTTGAGATCATAGTTGACGCGAAGGAAGATGCTTTTCGGTGGCCTTTCCTCGCCGCAGAACATCACGTCGATTGGGTCG